CTGCTTTGAAAAAATATTTCACAAAAACAAAGTGGCTAAGTACTTCGAGACCATCTGACTCTTAAATGTGTGGCCTGGTAAACCTAGAGACGAACGCCTCCAGGAAAAACCCAGACCAACACGATTGTGTCAATTCGTCTCACGTGTTGCTACACACGCACTATCCGGCCACCGGATAGATTCCTTTGCATTGCCATGGTGCACATGCAAAGTATCAAAATAATTTTCATTAATCGGTAAAATCATTAAAAAACCGTATAATTTTAATTTAAGGGTAAAACTATAAAAACCTATACTCAAATCCTACGAATACTCCGTAATTTCGTAATTATACAAAATTGGAGCTCCCGTAAAAAACATAAGTGTAAAATCCTCGCCTACAGCATCCCACTGCTGAAATTCTGCGCGGTTAGAAGGATTATTGGAAGAAGATGAATCCGAATTCCTACTCTGCGTGGTGACAGTATGACTATTAGAAGGCAAAGACTGCGCTCGCACATTGCGCGCGCTTCTAAAACGATCTGTAGCATAAAATGGCAATTCAACCTCAATTGTGTTATTAATGGAACAATTGGTGGTAGATGCTCCAGCACCAGAAGATACATTATACCTCTTTGTACTGAACTTAGATAAAAATTCACTAAAAAGATCATCTGTAAAACTAGCAAATTTTTGCATCTTACCATTATTGGCACCCACAAAATTTCCGCGAACAACACTAGCAATGCCATCAGATACGTTTGCAAACATATATTTCTTGCGCCGTGCTCCTCGCACTCCCGCATAACACGGAGACCACCAAGATGCAAAATCTTTATTAACAACAGACAATGGAGTAGTACCATCAATTTGACTCAAATCTATCCCCTCAGGATCATAACCAGACTGATAAGAAGCATCTTTATTAGTCAGAATATTGACGTTTTGTGTTCCAGTATCAGGAAAAGGCGTAACCCAATACCTAGTCATAACATATCGCTTACACAATTCTCTAATAGAAGTAGGAGGATCACCGTACCAAACGGAATATGTCTGATCCGCCTGCTCACCTTCAGAGCCAATTGGTTGCACGGATGATGTTCCAGTGGGCCTATCACTCATCGGATTAGTTGGATTTTCAGTACCATCCAACATACCACTTTGTGATTCCAACACTTCAACCGTTTTCTCAATTTCAGATTCAGGCTCAACAAGCTTCTCTTCCTCGGCTGACAAAGCCTGTGCCGCTAGGGGAGGGGGTGCAAAAAGATGAAGGTTATTGAGCTTTGAATTAGTAGGGGCTGCAAATTTCGCATCTTCACACATAGACACAAACACATTAACTGCAATAGTACTATCTTCGCCAGGACTCACCAACTCATTCAAAACATTGAGCTCAAGAATTCCATTATGCTCGCTGGTCACATAATTTAAACGTCCAATATCACTAAAATTACGTGAACTATCAGATAACGTTCCACACTTCAACCAATTCTCTGATTGAGCCCAACCTACTACAATCTCGAAATCATCTTCCTCAGCGATATCAACAACACGACTATAATTGGTGTTATATTCAACATTACTACTGTGGAAATTAGGGTCAAAACGAGCTAAAATCCTTCCCTTATGAAAATCAGACTTAACAATTTGAAATCTAAACTTAATCGAGCCATGCCACGTATCGAAACATTGCGCAAGCATCGACATTGGTGTTGGATGAATTTCCCCACCGACACTAAGAAAATCAAACAGCATTGGCGTAACGCGGGCATTAAAAAGCAAATCGTCCGCACTCATAGTAGGTGACCATGCAAATGTCGTCAAATATGATTCTCTTTGAGCTATATCTAAAATGCCCATCTGATCAACACCATCAAGCCCAGCAACTCGCGTATCAATAGTAAGCTCAGCTTTGCTGTCCAGTGTC